TCCTCCAACAGTAAGGTTATCCGGTAGTGTTGTAATGCTAGTTCCTTCAAGGTCGAGGTATCCTCCAACAGTAAGGTTATCCTCTATTATTTGATAATCACTAATACTCCAATCTTTAACAAATTTTTCTTGTTCTTTGGTCATATATAAATCCTTTCTTTGTTCTTTGATTAGTAAAAAAAAGAGGGAGCACGAACAAACTATCAATTGAGTAAATGAAGTTAATAATCAATCTACTCCGCAGAATGTAAAATATCCAAAAGCCCCTCAGGAATTGTCGATAAAATAAATAAGAAAAAGAGCCGGTGAGTTAAAAGTAAACTATCTAAGAAAGGAACCGGCTCAAACTCTTGGGAGAGTTAAATTTTTCAAGTCCTTAAGGAGACGGACTCTGGAATAATTCCGGCTTCTAAGGAAGCAATTATCCCAGACACGAGGTTTTAAAACCTGTCCGCCTATATTAAAAACTTGTTCTTTTGCTTTAATAGCCCCGTGCCGTTAATACGGTCTGACATCCTGTGCCTTCCGGTTGAGTGTGCTCTCAACCTACCACGGATACAGTTAACTACCGAAGTGTTAACTGTACTTTTATTACGCTTTATAATACCCGTAGGTTTTCTTTTTCAATGTTCAAAATCTAGGCAGTACAAAGAGTACGCCTGTAAATATAGTTATTTCACAAGTGTTACATTAAGTATAAAACGTAATAAGGTGTAACTAGTTATATATTATATCAAGTGTAACACTTTGTCAATAGTTTCATTTTTATTCACTTTTGATATTTTTTGTGCTACTATATCACTATGGCAGTAAGTGAAACTAATAAACGAATATTAATAACGCTACCGCGTGAATATGCAGAGTATTTAGAGGAGTGTGCTGTAAAAGAACATCGCTCTATAAGTAATAAGGCTGCTGCTTTACTCATTGATAAAATCAACGAAGAAAAGCGGAGCAAATAGTTTACCCTTATTACAAAAGCTCCGCAAAGAAACTTTTAACTATTTTCAGTTTTAAATGTGCAATATTAAGCATTGTTAGCTAAGCCTATGTATTAATTTACATTTAGGCTTTGTTTTGTTATAATATCTATGTCGATTTAAATGAGGGGGATTGAAACTAGTTAAGCAATCTCCCTGTTTTTATCTTCAAGAGAAAGGTAATTATCAATAAATTCATTCAAGACTTCTGACATTGTGCGATCATTGTCAATAACGCGCTTGTAGAATTTACGATATTTTTCTTTCTTACAATTGAATGTAATACGGTGTATATTCATTGTGGCTCCTACACTTTGATTCACTACATATGTAATTATACACAAACTGGGTAAATATGTCAACCCCCATTTTGGGTAAATTAGTTAGAGAATTTTTATGATTGCTCAAAACCTTGCTATTGTAAGAAAAAATATAAATTCTAATGCCGCCTCTTTTGCAAAAGAGGTAGGTATCCCATATACAACATTTATTAAATATGAAAGAGGAGAAAGAAAGCCTTCTTTTGAATTACTTGAATATTTAGTAGATGTTTATAATGTTAATTTAAATTATATTTTTTCAGGTCAAGGTCAGATGTTTATCAAGCCTGATGACAACACTCTCGAGCGACAGAACGATACTACTGTCAAAGAAAGAGTTAGTCATTTTGGCGAAAGGCTTGGCGAGTTACAAGACAAACACGAGTACTTAGATAAAGATATGGCAAAACTGCTCAAAATCAGTGAAGAAGATTATATTGATTTAAAGCTTGGGGATATTGAACCGGATTTGGAAGTCCTAAATCGCCTGAAACAGTGTTTTAAAGTGTCAATTGATTATCTGTTGTATGGGGAGTAGGGTTGAAATTTGGGGTATAATATGTCATAATATAAATGTAACGTTGTAACTTATTTACAAAAAACATTGGGTGTATCCCGCAAAATGTTGTTACAAAATTGATAGCGAGAAGACCGGGCTTATCCCTAAAAAGGTTTTTCTCGCTTTTTTCATATTGCAAAAAATATCACTCATGGTAACATGAGCCTATGATTGATAGATATGATGTAATTGAATTAAGTAAGATTTATAAAAGACTTTTAGAAGTAGAGCTAACACTTAAACAAAAAATAATATTTGCACTTGAAAAAACCTACGCAGAAAAAGCTTTTTATAGATTAATACCTTATATTAAAAGTCTTGACCATAATATAAAAGAAAATTTAAAACTTATAGAAAATACACTGATTACAGATGAAGTAAAGTTAAAAAGATTTATGGCAAATGCTTATATCTCTGATGTTGTGAATATTCTAACAAGATATAAAAATATTTATAAATTTAAACTTTTTCAACAAAATTTTTATGGATATGAAATGGACAATACAAAACACGCAGAAGTTATAAGTTATGCGGGTAGATTAGTATCTTTGCGGAATTCAATAATGCATTTCAATATAACAAGTTATAAAAATAATAAAGACCATTATCTTAAAACATTAATTTACTGGGAAAAACTTATAGAAGTACCTAAAATGCAGTATATACATAACCTCTCCTTAAATAAAAAACCCAGAATGACAACAGTTCTAAAGGCTCTTTCAGATACTTATCCAGATTTTTTATCTTTAAGTGACCGTCTTGTCTGTGATATGTTTGATGATATCGCATTCATAAATGGCTGGGGAATTAATGAACTCCCACAATACTGGTCTATTGGTCGAGCACTTTATGAATTAAGACGTCAAAAGAAGAAAAAACAAGCTTTATAATCATCTTTCTAGCTTCCCATTCTTTGTATTAATTTCAACTCCGTGTATATCTTCCAAACTTCTTGTTGTATTGAAATATCTAAAGTCAACCTTCTTTTCAACTTTCCCAACTCTGCTCATTATTTGATTATAACTGTTCACCTGGTAGTATATAGAAAATACAAGCAATGCCAAGATTAAGCATTCTATTAAATAACTCCTCTTTTGAATATATTTCACAAAACCTTTTACATCAGTAAATAACCTACTTTTCATTTTGCTCACTTTCCTTTTTCTTAATTCCTAATATATATTACGGAATATTGAGCAAACTTAAAACCTTTATTTAAGCGTTTTTTTAATGTTTAAAATAGTATACACTTATCTAAAAAACGAAAAATCTTTATTCAATTAGTAGTCCTGCTAAATGATGTAATTTTGGAAAAAGATTATTTAATATAAAATTAGTGTATTTGCGTTGATTAGGGTTTATGTTGCAGCAGATTTCTTTAGTAGATATTAACCAATTCTATACAAAACCTGTAAAAAAACGGGGCAGCTATAAGAAACATCCGAAAACGGAAGAAGAAATAAGCCCGTGGACTTTAATAAAAGACTTGTATGTAAAGCTTGCCGGCTATTTTTCACTACCAGTTTTTTGTCAGGAGGATATCGTTTTCACCCAGGGCATTTTCCGTATCAGCTGCTATGTTTATACGGATGAAACCTACGAATATCAGGGCGAAACCTTCAAGGGTGAAAATTTCAAAGTTTTTGAAGCTGAAATTATCGGCACAGAGAATATGTATTTAGAAGACCGTCTGAAAATCCATCAGGCGGTTTTAAGCTATTTGGACGCAGGCGCTACAATAGAAGAGGCGGAAATATACGTAAAAACTAAGTTTAAGCATATTTTTGGGTAAGTTATGAGTTTAAATGAAAAACAGAAACAATTTTGCGAAGAATTTATTATTGATTTTAACGCTACGCAAGCCGCTATTAGGGCAGGCTATAGCAAAAATACGGCGCGCAATATTGCATGTGAAAACTTAGCAAAACTTAACATTCAGGAATACATTAAGCAGCTCATTGAAAAACGTAATGAGCGAACTAAAATCACGCAGGATGAAGTTGTTGCCAATATTGTTGAAGTTATGCAAAGGTGCATGCAGGCTAAGCCTGTAACATTTATGGGACGACAGGTTAAGGATGAAGAGGGGAATAACCTCTGGAAATTTGACTCACAGGGTGCAAACAAAGCCCTTGATATGCTTATGAAGCATACCGGCGGGTACAACGCAGATAACCAACAGAAACAAGCACTAATGACCTCAGTACAAAAGATTTTTGTTACCCCCGATGAAGTTGAAGAAGTAGATAAACATATAAAAGAAACTATAAACAATGATAAACAGTGAGTTTCTGGGGCAAAGATTACTAAAGCAGGGCTTTGAAACCTGGATGCGCTATATGTTCCGGGTTATTGAAGGACGCCCGTTTGTTGTTGAGCCTATACACGCAGACCTATTCCAGACAATGGAAAAACTGTATGCAGGTAAAGAGTTGCGCCAAAATATCAATGTCCCGCCCAGAAGTGCTAAAACTACGCTTGCAAAATACTTTATAGCCTATTGCTGGACAATCAGTCCTAAGATGAATTTTATTTACACCTCTTATTCGGAGAGCCTTCTGGCTAATATCTCAAAAGAGCTTATGACAATACTTGAGCACCCCGCATACAAGGCTATGTACCCACAGTCGAGAGCCATTGAAGGCGAAGAAGATATTACCCCGAAGGATGATTTCTGGTATGAGTACCTCAAACAGTTTTATACCGGCAAAAACGTTTATTCTGCTAAAAAAATAACCACTTATCAGGGGGGCGTGTGCCTGTTTGCGCCTATCGGCGGGCAAATCACGGGGTATGGCTGTGGCGTACGTTCCGCTAGAAAATTCTCCGGAGCTCTGTTTATTGATGACGGCAATAAACCAGCCGATATACGCTCTCAAACAATGAGAGACAGAGTATTAAGGTATTATGAGGAGACTCTTTTATCCAGACTTAATAACCCCTATGTGCCAATAGTTAACATTCAGCAAAGGCTGCATGTGGAGGATTTATCCGGAAGTCTTGCGGCTAAATACAATTTTCAAACCCTCAAAAAACCTCTTCTTGATGAAAACGGCGTATGTCAAATACCTTCACAGTACACTCCGGAGCGTATTGCAGAGCTTCAAAAAAATAATTATATGTTTTTATCCCAGTACCAGCAAGAGCCGATTATTCTCGGTGGACAGGTTATCAAGAGGGCTTATTTCCGCTATTATCCTGTCGCTCAAAAATTCAATTACAAGCGCATTCTTATCGCTGCAGATACGGCAATGAAAACTAAAGAACATAACGATTACAGCGTATTTCTGGCGGGCGGTGTGACCGATAATAATATACTCCATGTCCTGGATATGATACGCGGGAAGTGGGAAGCTCCGGAGCTTGAAAAAATGGCGGTATCTTTTTGGAACCGGTTTAAAACTATTCCTGAAACCGGTCTGGCCTGTAACGGGCTTTATATAGAAGACAAAGCATCAGGTACAGGTTTGATACAAGGTTTAAAGGCTAAATACGGAATCCCTGTTATTGGGGTAAAAGCTTCCACCGATAAGCTTACCAGAGCGGAAAACGTACTTCCTTATATTGAAGCAGGTCAGGTGTGTTTACCGGAAGATGAAAACTACAATTTCAATGTTGATTTACTGGCGGAATGTGAAGCTTTCAGCCGTGATATGTCACATAAACATGATGATATTGTCGATACTTTAGGAATTTTGATTCAGGAAGCTTTAGGAAAAACTGTTGTTTCGCTTCTGGATTTATTTATGCAGTAGTTAGTGATTAGTGAATAGTGATTCGTGAATCGAATTTAATCCTCTATTCACTATTCACTGTTCACTATTCACTAAAATAAAATTTTACCCTGTCTGCTACTATTGAATTATGGCAAAAAATAAAAGGAAAAAACCGCTGATAGCAACTAATACAGCGGATGATGACATTACGCAGATAATTGAGCAGGAAACAAGAAAACTTACTGCCCAAAACTCTTTAGAAGCAGCTTTAAGATGCGGAAACGGGCTTGATAACTGGTCGCAGACTTTGAGTCCGCGCAATGCTTATAATAATCTATCATTGGTTATGATAAGCCAGTGGCAGATACTTTTAAGCTATCTCTACAAAACCTACGGTGTGCTTGCAAAAATGATAGATATCCCGGTGGATGATGCATACAAAGGGGGCGCTTTTACTCTTGAAACCGACAGCGTAGATGAAGCCGAGCTTAAAGAGCTTGAAAAGACTATTGCTAAGAATCAGGATATTAAGCAAATAAAAAATGCGCGTAAGTGGGCGAGATTATACGGCGGTGCGGCTTTAATCGCACTTAGCGGGGATGATTTATCCAAGCCTCTTGATTACAAGTCGCTTTATGGAAAACCATTGGAGTTTATGGCGGTTGACAGATGGCAGCTATCATATTCGGAGCCTAATATTAATATCCCGGGCGGTCAGTGGGAGTATATTAACCAATACGGGCGCAGAAACAGTAAAAAATCTGTCATTGGCTCTAATGCGTTAACAAGAATTCATTCAAGCCGTATATTCCCTATAACGGGCAAAGAAGCACCGTTTATAATTATGCAGCGCGTTAACGGCTGGGGAATCTCTGTATTTGAGCAGGTATTTTCCGATATGTCTCAATATTTCAAAGCCGGAAATGTTTTGTTTGAGCTTTTAGATGAGGCGAAAGTCGATGTTATAAAACTGGCTACTTTACAAACGGCGCTTTCTTCCGGTAATTCTGACCAGGTATTACAAAAAATGCTCGATTTGATAGCAAATAATCTGAACTACAAGTCTAAGCTTTTAATATCAAAAGATGATGATTACGACCAGAAACAGATTAGTTTCAGCGGGCTTGCCGAGATGAATAAAGAGATTCGTATTATGATGGCGGGTTCTGCTAATATGCCGGTTAATAAGCTATGGGGTGAGGGTGTTACAGGTTTTGGAAGCGGTGAGGACAGCTTAGAAAACTATAATTCCCAGATAGAAAACGAAATCAGAAGCGCAGATGATGCGGTGATAGATTGGGTTCTTATGCTTAGGAGCTATCAGCAATTCGGTTTTGAGCTTCCTGATTTAACAAAGACCTGGAAAAACCTGCGTGTCTTATCCGCTATTGATGAGCAGAATATCCACGACCACAAAGTAGCTAATATTCTTCAAATCTACGACAGACAGCTTATGTCACCGCAAGAGGTTATGGAGTATCTCAAAAAACAACAGATTGTTATACAGGATACTAAGGCTCTTCGAGGTGAGCTGGAAGATATGCCTCTGTGGAACCAGCAAAACGAGTTTACCGAGATTAAGGACGTTACAAAAGAATGAGTCCGACCGCTATAAAAGATTTCAAGACTAAAAAGGCTTACACAAAGCTTGTGCAGAAGGCTTTGTTTTCATATCTCTGGGAGGGGATATATAAGCCGATGTTTAAAATGCTTCAAATCAAACCGGAAAAAGCACGTAATAGCCTTGATGCGGTAACACAGGGGCTTAAGGAAGGTACCATATACTATGTTAACGGGGGATTTAAAGCAAAAAAGAAATTTACGGCCGCTCAATCGTTCTTGCTGCAGAAATGGAGCGCAAAGTATGACAGCAGAGAAAAGATGTATAAGATTGACTATAGCTCAATCCCCATGACTGTTCGGGTTGCTTTAGCCGATGCAAGGATTTCCGCACAGAATACCATCTCACAGATTGACGCGTTTTTAAAGGAAGTTGAAGCAAATATCCCTTATATCGTTGAATCAATGGTTTTTGATAATGAGGTCATAACTATTTTAGATGACGCAGGGAATGAGGTTAAAAAGAACGTTAAAAAGCTCAATGTGATAGTGCCGGAGCTTACGGAAGAGCAGAAGCAGGAAATTGCGCAGAGCTACACAAATAATATGCGGTTTTATATCAAGGATTTTGAGGAGAAACGCATACCGGAGATGCGGCGTAAGATTGCACAAATGGTACTTGACGGCTATCGAACCGACCATATCCAAAAAATGCTTGAGCAGGAATACGGGATTATGAGCCGGAAAGCCGAATTTTTAGCCCAGAATGAAACAACGATAATGCTTGCACAATATAAGCGTGTAACGTATCAAGAAATGGGCTTTGATAAATTCATCTGGCGCACGATTGTAGATGGCAGGGAGCGGGATTTACATTATAAACACAACGGCAAGATTTTTAGGTATGATGACCCGCCAATCATTGATGAAAGAACCGGACAGCACGGGCTTCCGGGTACTGTTTGGAATTGCCGGTGTAGCGCTATCCCTTACAGGGATGATAATTTATTAATCCGCAGCACTTATGACAAAGAAGGGCAGCAAAAGGTAGTTGAGGGTGATATAACAACCTAAAAACCGGATTTCACCCCGATTGCTACAATCAATACAGGAGTATCAACCAATGGACAGAGGCAAAATAGACAACTTAATATGCTATCTTTTAGCGATAGCCAATTATGCGAAGGATATACATTACAACTGCGGGGGCGCAAGCTTCTACGGTCAGCACCTTCTGGCAGACAGGTTTGTTGATAACCTTTATGATTACATAGACCAACTCAAAGAGATTTGTCTTTTGGGGCACGGAATAAAACCGGCACACTCAAGCCAATATTTGAGAAGGGGAGCCGATTTAATCCCCGAAACGGTAGATTTCCGCTTAATCAAAGAATTAATGCTCAATGCATTGCAGGATATTGAGAATGTCGAAGGTGTCTCAAAAGGTGATGAAAACCTGCTGGGCGCTATTGCTCAAGACCTGCAGAACAATGTGGGGCTTATCAATATTATGGAAGGAGAAGCTCTAAAAAATGTTTAATTGGGGCGTGAGACAGGATAAAAAAGCGGTTAACGCTATTATACTTGGTGAAGGCAGTGAAAAAGGCAGACCTTTTAAATCCCGATTCTTACAGGCGGGATTAGTTAAGTATGATTTTGGCGTGTGCCTGCTCCAGAAAGAGACTATTGATAAGTTTATTGATACTTTCAAGGGCTGCCCGGTAATCATCAACCATAAAGACAGCATCACAGAATCCGACAAGGTCGGCGTGGTTAATAATATCTGGTTCAGTGATAAAGACGGCTGGTACTGGTGCGACGGGGTTTTGACTGATGATAAGGCGGTTAAGCTGGTGGAGAGCGGTTATAACGTCTCCTGTCAGTATGCCATAATCGACTATTCAATCAATAATGACGGTAAACTCCATAACGGCAACCCTTACGACAAAGAGATTCTAAACGGCTTATTTGAGCATTTGGCGATAGTGGATAACCCCCGCTATGAGGGGGCTTATATTGCCGTGAATGCTTATATTGCTCAAAACGCAATCGCAAGAAATGAAGATTTAACTATAAACAAATATCAACCTGTATTCGATTGGATACGCAACTTTAAAGGAGGAACTATGGACAAGGAAACAAAAGGCTTGTTTGAATCGCTTATTGAAGCTCTAAAAGCACGCAATGAAGCTGATGACGACAAGGAAAAAGAGGACGACAAAAAAGCCGAAAACAAAAAGGCAAAGAATGAAGATGTCGACAAAAGAAAACTTATTGACGAGGTAGCAGGCATTATGAAATCTGCAGGGGCTGACGATGAGCTTATCAGAACAGCTATTGCAAAGATGGAAAAACTTGCTTACGACAAATCCGAAGCCGGAACAGCCGATAACAAGGCTAAGAACGAAGACGAAGAAGAAGGCAAGGACAAAGACGCCGAAAACAAATGCAAGAATAAATGCAAAAACGAAGATGACGGCGAAAAAAAAGAAAAAGAAGAAAAGTACGAAGAGTTGAAAGAAGAAGTTAAAAAAGAAGCCGAAAATAAGAAGGCTAAAAACTCTATGGACGCTCTTAAACGTGTTTTCTTTGAAGGCGAAGCTCCGAGAGGCAAAATCTATATGTCGCAAAAAGAAGGCATAGAACTCGGCAGAAAGCTTTACTAATCAGTAATCAACCAACATAAGGAGTATAAAAATGACAAATGGTATTTCATTAACAAATAGAAGGATGACCGCGGTAAAAGGCCAGCCGGCATACCTGCCAAACCAGCCGATTATCCATAACTGTATCGTAGACCCGACATTGGCGGCAAACACATATTTGAGCCCTGGTGATGTTGTTGCTCTTCAATCTACTGCAACTTTAAAAGGTGTAACCGTTGTAAAAAAAGCAGCTGTAACAGATACACCGTGCGGGGTTGTTGTATTTAACTCTATTAAATCCGGTTTTGCGGCAAATGATAAGATTTCTATTTTCCCGGTTAATTCTTTTGTTTACCTGCCTGCAGGTGCAGCTAATATTAAACTTGGCGATAAATTACAGTTTAATGCTTCAGGTCAGGTTGTGACAACAGCAACTGCATCTAATGGCTATATCGGTATTGCATGGACAGTACCATCAGCGGTGAATGACTTAATAGTAGTCCAGATTGTGCCGGGTATGGAAGCAGCAGCTTCATCTTAGTAAAAGTAAATATCAACCAACAAAGGAGTATAAAAATGGCAAATAGCATTTTTGATGCGGATAAATACGCAGAACAGACATTTAAAGCGGTTAACGCTTTATTTGACTATCCTACCGCCGGGGTTGTCCAGACGGTAGACACAATAACTGAAATTGTAGATGGTATAGTGGAAGCTAAATACTACACAGTAGACGGCACACTCTCAGACTACATAAATATAGACGCTTCCGGCAGAGGTGCTTATGCCGGTGAAATCTTCCAGTTTACCGGTGCTTATGTAGGCTCGCCGTTTAAACAGTGCATTATTAATCCTGCTTCAACAGGTATACATAACGACGCGACAGCAGATATCGCAGTAGACGGTATCAGAACGCCTAATAACTTCTACAGACAGAAATATTCTATTTCTCAGGAAGGTCTTAAGATGGCAGCGGTTAATCGTGTAACATTTGACCTTGTAGAAGAAAAAGAAAAATCCCGTAAAAAATGCTGGGATTTGGGCTTGCAAGACACATTGTTTGAAGGTCTTGGCGATGGAAAGACATTTGGCTTGCTCAACCAGCCTGGGGTAACTGTCAACACTTCGCTTATCCCTGTTGCAATTCAGGACATGACAACAGCACAGCTTAAGACTTTTGCAGGTTCAGCACTAACAACAGCGTTTGCAAACTCTAATTATACAATCAAACCTAACCGCTGGTTAATGCCTACAGATACATTTATGGCTTTAGGTGTACCATATGGCGATACATTCGGTATGCCTACTGTAATTGAAGTATTAGAGAATGCATTCAAACAGGCAGGTGCACCGTCCGACTTTAGAATTGTTCACTCTATCTACGGCGATGCAGCCGGAACAAAAGGAAGAGGCAGACACGTATTCTATAACACCGAAGCTGATAACGTAATTATGCTTACTCCGAAACCATACACACCGCACCCGTTATATGCAGTAGGTGCATTAGATATGATTTCAGACGCAGAAGCACAGTTTACAGGCGTATGGCTTAAACGTACAGGCTCAATGCTGTATGCTGATGAGGCATCATAGGGTAGTGTCTAGTGAATAGTGACTAGTGAATAGATTTTTAAATTCCTAGTCACTATTCACGACTCACTATTCACTAAAGAAAATAAAGAAAGGTTTTTTATGAAATTACATAACAGATGCGGAAACGGTCTTTCCCATATATTACAAGTGAAAGAAGGCGAAAAGGTTAAAAATGTAACCTACTTTATAGCAAACGGCGATTTTGGGGAAGTACCGGAAGAAGTAGCCAAAATCTGGCTTAATATCCCCGGGGTGTCAGAATATGTCGAACCGGAAGATTTGAAAAAAGCGGAAGCGGAAGCAAAGGAAAAACAGGCAGCGCTTGAGAAGGAAAACGAAGAGCTCAAGAAACAAATTCAGGAGCTTAAAGACGCTGCAGCCAAAGCGGAAGCGGAAGCAAAGGAAAAACAGGCAGCGCTTGAGAAGGAAAACGAAGAGCTCAAGAAACAAATTCAGAAGCTTAAAGACGCTGCAGCCAAAGCGGAAGCGGAAGCGGAAGCGGAAGCAAAGGAAGCTGATAAAAAGGCAAAGTCCTCTAAGTAATAACATATAACCTTATATATCTATCGGAAAGGAAAGTTACGTTAATGGCAAATATTTATGAAACAGTTACAGTAGAACAGTTTAAGGAATATTTCTTCCGTGACTTTCCTTTTCTTCCTTTATATCAGGAGAGTAAAACGTATTTTGAGGGTGATATTGTGTATGTCGAGCCGGATTTTTATAAGTCACTGATTAATAATAACACCAATCCGGTGACAGATACGGAGGCGTGGGAGGTTACAAAAGGGGATATCTATAACTATGTAACCGACTCCGATATCGAAAGGGCTATGTCTCAGGCGATTATTAATGCTAATCCGAGATTCGGTTCTGATGATACCGAGAGAATTAATATTTATCTGCACCTCATAGCGTTTTATCTGGTAATGGATTTAAGGAACGCCTCCGGGGGCGTGAGCGGTATGTTCGGGGGGTATGTATCATCAAAGAGCGTAGGCGATGTATCAGAGAGTTACTCGTTCCCGAGCTGGTTAATGAACATCCCGTTATACGGTATTTATTCGCAAAACGGTTATGGTATGAAATACTTGTCTCTCATACTTCCTTACCTTGCGGTTACGATTCTGTTCTCACCCGGGAGGTCGACTTATGGCTAATGTTAAGGCGGATTTATCGGGGCTTGAGGGATTGCTCAAAAATTTAAAAGATGAATACAGTGTCAAAATAGGTATTATAGGCAGTGACGCCAAACAGCAGCACGACAACAAAAGCGGTTTGACTAATGCTGATATCGGTACATTTCATGAATTCGGCACAAAGAGAATGCCCCGCCGTTCTTTCTTAGAAGATGCAATTATCCGCAAAGTATTCAATCCTGACCAAATGAAGGATATGAAAAAAATCTTGTGGAAACAGTTCTTTGTAAAAAATGCCGCAAAAAAATTCATGCAGGATATCGGAGCAAAGGCGCTTGATGCAGTCTGGATGGCATTTGATACAAACGGATTCGGGGAATGGGCGCCGCTAACCGTAAGAACGGAGCAGAATTTCAGGAACGCCCGGAAGAAAAATGTTAAGAAACACGGCTACCAGATACTTACAGATACCGGCAGGTTAAGACATTCAATCAGTTTTAAGGTAATTAAAAAATGAACCTAATCCAGCATAATACAATACTATCTAATACTACGGGGCTTCCTAACATGGCTCAAACCATTCAAGGCTGGTTTCAGCCTGTTGAGTTTGAGGTAATAACCCGCAGTTTAGCTGATGACGGTGACGGTGTGGACTGGGTGTCTGAAACCGTTACATTAATAAAAACACAAGGTGTAGTAAGACCTCCGAGCGATAAGGACTTAAAAATATTACCCGAGGGTACATGGGCTTGGGAATGGCTTCAAATTCACTGCTTACCGAATGTGGAATTAAACACTAATCAGTTTGTAATCTATAAAGAAAAGCGCTATAAGGTTATGGCTAAAAAGGATTGGACAGAATACGGGTATATCAGATACACATTACTAGAGGCTTTTCAGGCAGAGCAGCTGGAGGGAGGCGTTAGTGGCTAATTCACTAGAGATAATTAAAAACATACTTGTTAATGAAATGGAGCTTCCAAAGACCCGTGTTTGGGCGTATAACGCTGATATGGATTTGCCAAAGGATAACAAGCTCTTTGTAGTCCTGCATTATGGCGAAAGACGGCCAATAAGCAACAATGTTAAATATGTTTCTACTGATGAGGAATTGGAAGAACATCTGAGTATGAACGTAGCTGAGGATGTTATAATCTCGCTTTTATCTCGCGGGGTTGAGGCCAGAGAGCGGGCACACGAGGTGCATATGGCATTCAGAAGTACATACGCACAGCAGGTACAGGCAAAAGAGCACGTGCATATTTCATTACTGGGGGATGTTTACGACGCTTCTTTTTTAGAAGCAGCTTCAAGAATTAACAGATTTGATTGCCGCGTAAGAGTTTTCAACTCATTTGCTAAGATAAAAACAGTAGATTATTTCGATAAGTTCCCTAATACAAGTCAAGTAGAAGTTATAACAAAAATAGAACCGTAAAATATCAACCAACAAAGGAGTATCAACTAATGACAGCAGGATATCAGATACCAATTACTTATGTAGTTAACGCTACTGCGGTAACACCTTCGCAGGGTTTAGAGCCGCTTAAGCTAAGCACTATTCTGATAATGACAGATGAAGAGCCGGCAGTACCTTATCAGGGCTCTTATGTTATCTCAAGAACGTCAACTGGAATAGCTGACCAATGGGGGACAAATACTGAGATGGCACAGCAGGCCAATATGATTTATTCCCAAACGCCGAATATTTTAGCTAATAACGGATATGTTATCGGCGCTAACTACCAGACAGTGGATTATAACAACCCGGCAACAGCGGGCACGCTGACAACAGAAAACCTGAGTGCAAATATAAAAAATTTTATTTCTGTAACTAACGGGGTGATTAATCTTACTGTTGACGGTTCGGCAAAACAAGTCACAGGACTTGACTTTTCGGAAGCAGCAACACTGGAAGAAATAGCAGAAGTTATACAAGCTAAGTACACTGATATTACAATCACAGCTACTGCTGATAATACATTACTTTTTGTTTCTAAAACAACCGGAGCCGCAAGCAACGTGACTATAGCAGCTATGACCGGTTCAAGCGGTACAGACTTGTACGGAGCGTCATACCTTAACGGTGCGGCAGCGACTGCTGTATCGGGTGAAGCTGCAGAGAGCGGTACAAGACCTGAAACACTTTCAGAAGCAGTAACAAGATTAGCCGGCCAGATATATTTTGAAGGCATATTGACTACAAGGACATTGAGTGACGAAGAAGCAATTACAGCCTGCTCAACAATTCAAGGAATGCAAAACAGAATATTCCCTGTTCCAGCTTCAAACGCCTCGGCACTGGCAGCTTCCACCGGCTTGTTCTCTAAAATAATGTCTTATACTAATTGCAAACCTCTGCTTTACACTCTTGGTGATGATGACGAAGCTGCCGCTCTTAATTCCAGGTTATTCGCTGCTGCATATCTTTCAAGAGGTTTATCGGTTAATTACAGCGGAAGCAACACTACAATAACTATGAACTTGAAAGACCTAACAGGTTTACAAGCGGATACAAATATTAATGAAACTATTCTGGCTCAGGCTGCGGCTGTGGGCGCTGATTGTTTTGTATCTCTGGAGGGTTTAGCTAAAGTTATATCTAATAAACAGAACGGTATGTATTTTGACCAGGTGGCTAATAGAATTTGGCTGGTCAATACTATACAACGTGAAGTGTTTAATGTTCTGGCTACCACGCGGACAAAAGTACCGCAGACAGATGCAGGGCTCGAAAGTATAGTAAAAGCTATTAGAAACGTCTTCAATCAAGCCGTAGTAAATGGCATGATTGCTCCGGGCGAATGGAATAGCTCAGACTTTTTCGGTAATCAGGAAGACTTTTTGAGAAATATCCGCGAATTTGGGTTTTTCATCTATCACCAACCTGTAGCAGAACAGGCACAGAGCGAACGTGAAGAAAGACACGCACCGCAGTTTCAGGCTGCAGGCAAAGAAGCGGGAGCCGTGCACGATAGCAACATAGTTATTTATATTGAAGCATAGGAGATTTTAATATGGTAGACAGCTATACAGCGCAAGATATTATTATCGCGGAAGATTACAACGGGGAGTGGGTGCTCACGGATTTTGCAGACAACACTGTCGCAGAACTTACAGCACCTAACAACCTGAGCACTACGTCAACCGGTTATAACGGTAATTCTCTTGGAGCACATAATGAGCCGGGAAGGCAAAGAGAATTAACATTAAGACTTGTCAAAGCTTCCGGCGATGATAAAAGGTTTAATGAGAATTACAACTTATGGAAAAATAAAGACTTCAGATTTAAGCCGCTAACAATGCGTTTTACAAAGAATGTTGCTCATTCAGACGGTTCTGTAACACGCGACACGGTAGAGTGTTATTTCGGGTTACCGGGAGACCAGCCGGTACAAACAACGGATGTTGCAGGTTCTACCGACCAGGTAGTAAGTGTATACATGTTGCGGTTTGGTAACTCTGAAAGGAGCTTAAGCTAATGTTAAAATTCCAGTTAAAGAGCGGGAAAATGGTAGAACTGAACCTCGCGCCAATGGATAATGCTTTGTATTTGTACAGAACAATTATCCACGAATGCAAAGGTGCGGGGTTAGATATAACGGCCGTAGACGGTGAAAGCATTGCAGCAGTACTCACAAAAAACATTGATGCGCTTTTAAGTGTTATTGGTTCGGAATATGTACTTGAGGCGATTAAGGGCTGTGCTGATAAGGTCATATATGATAAACAGCGGTTCAATATGGAGATTTTCGACAGAGATGAAAGAGCACGGGGCGATTTTTTCCCGCTTATGACACTTATTGCGGTTGAAAATATCCGCCCTTTTTTTCCGGCTCTCCATACCGTTTCAAGTGCGATAGAATCCCTATTGTTGAAGAGTTAGAACTCCCAAAGGTTGAGTACAATATCGATACCTTCAAGGTCTGGGCGATGAAGCTCTCACGGGCAGGGTATGGAGATATCAATACAATAAAGAATCTGAATGCGCAGGAGTTTATGGACTTAGTCCATTATGAAAACTATCTTGCAAAGTATGCGGAACTGGTAAGGGCGCTGAATAGCGGAAAAAATAAGAAATAAAGCCTCAAGTCATGCCTTTGGGGCTTTATTTGTGCTATGATTAGACAAAGGACAAACCTCCGCCGGACTTCCGCTCTATATATCAGCCAACAGAGTCACGGGAAGGAGGTGAAAAATAATGTCCTATTTGAAATCTGTGCTATGCACAATCATTACCTTTTTAAGAAGTGCTAACGCGATATTACCAATAATAACAGAGTTGTTAGAACTAATTGAAAAGTGCATTTAGACTTTTTTTAGAGCTTTGAACCTTTCAAGGCTCTTTTCTTTATATTAACATAACCACTAAATTATCTTAGCATATTTCAATACTTTTTTCAATTAAATCCCCGTCAAATTCTGGAGCTGGTACTGGGTGTACTCAATATCCTGCGCATTGATTCTTGCAATTTCGGTTGCGATTTCCTGCGCATTGTCACCGGTAATATTATTCTGGTTCGTGATTGTAATATTTTGTGAGAGATTATTCATTCCCGGCGGTGTAGTTGCTGCTGGTGTGTTCATAAAATCCGGAACAGGTGCAGCCCCGCCGGTTGGTGCGCCGTCTTTATATTGCCCGAAGTCTGTCAATTGTTTCCAAATAGGTATTTCTTTCTGGTTAGGTTTACCGGCTTTATGCATGTTTTCAACTGCATATTTCCCAGCGCCTGCGACACCTCCGACTACAGCGCCTGTTACAGTACCGACAACCGGCACGACAGACCCGACGGCTGCGCCTACTGCTGCTCCACCGATAACACTTGTTGTTTTTTTGATGTTTTCTTTATTTTTATCAAAATTCTGTATAAAGTTTTTGAGCGTGTTAACCGTATCGGTTAAGGCTGGTGCGAAATCGGCAATTAGTAAACTTTTAAGCTGGTCGAATGCAAGAGTTAATTCCGCCAGAGATTCAGCAGCCTTTGTGTTTTTTTCAATCACATCATCCGGAAGCGAAAAAGCGTCAGAGAGGTTAAAATCTCCACGGTCGAAAAGATAACCCCATTCGGAGGACATACCGAGGTTGCTGAACGCAAGATTACGCCCCTGCTTTGTTAACCCATTTGTACGGTCTCTTATGTCGTTCAGTAATTTTACTGTGCTCTCATAATCTCCTAGATAGTCCTCAGGAGAAAGCCCCAGATTGGCAAATTCCCGAACAACTCCTTCCGGCAAACCGCCCTGTCCTGTTTGTAACTTAGTAAATATATCGTTAAATCTTTCAACATCACCTAAAATACCTTCGCTGACATTTTTTGATTTTACATAGGTTGCGAGCTTCTGATACTCTCTGTTAGTTGCTCCGAGAGCATTTGCCATTTTGCCGATACCTACTGCGGTGTTACCGGCTTCTTTAAAGGGTTTTGTTAATGTATCGGCGAATTGAGTTGCAGCATTTTTACCTATTAAAAAACTGGCAGATACCGAGTTCAGATTTTTCAAGAGTGACGGCAGCCCTTTTGTCGAGAACTCGACAAAGAGTTCACCGAGTTTATTTTGCGCACCGCCCTGATTTTTATTTTCTTCCGGCATAATACCCTCCTAATTTAATACTACCATCCAAGTTGAAACTCTGCGCAATTTATGATATATTACTCAAAAAGGTTGTGTGAAAGGGGTTGTATATGGCAGATTATATTTGCAGAAACTGCGGACACATGCAATGTTCCAGCGGTACAAATGGCGGATGTGCTTATACTTTTTGGTTTATATTATTAATTATCACAATTTTTATAGGTTTATTTGCTCCTATAGCCTTTGTAGTCGTCGCTTTTGAAGTATTGTTTTTAATTCTTACAAGCAGAAATCCTGATTCAAACTATTGTTTTCAGTGCAAAGCCAGAAATTGTGTTGTAGCACTCGACAGTCTGGCAGGACAGCAGTTGTACAAAACTTTTTATCCCAATGAATACGAAGCAGAAAAACAAAAAGAGGAGCAGGAGCGGCAAAGAAAGGAAGAAGAAGCGCAGGCAAGAGAAGATGCCGGCTTGTCTTATTTGGATAAATTCCATATAGAAGAACCTTCTATAGGCAAATTTCTTTTATTTCTCTTAATTTCTGCAGCTGTTGTTTTTGTTATCTTCTTATCTCTGTCAGGTGTTAGAACGCTAATAGGAGCAGCACCCCAAAAAGAAGTCGCAACAACCCCGCATGCGCAGCAGCAAGCTAAACCCGAAAACAAACCGCAGAAACTCACACAGACAGAATGCGAAACATTATATAAGACTTCCGGTATGTCCGGCTTTTTCATGAATTATACAACAAACAAAACTATCCCCGGCAAAGAAGCCGTTATTAATGATTATTATAATAAATGCTCCGACTATGCTATGCGGGATAAATATTCTTATTTGGCTGCTTATTATTTAGGTTTAGGTGTTGAATTAGATCAACAATACAAATACGAACAGGCAATTCCGTATTATAAAAAAGCGCTTGAGGCTAATTTAAAAAGCACAGACAAACTCAATCTTGTTTTTAATTATGATTTACTGGCAAAATGTTATTTTAACACCTGGCAGATGGAAGAGGCTAAAAAATATGCTTTACTCGTTGTAAAGGAAAAACAAAAGCTGGGTAATGTGCGCATCGGTTTAGTAGATTATGAACGTTTAGGAGACATTTGTTATAACCTCAAACAGTATGATGAAGCAGAAAATTATTATATAAAAGCATTACAGGAAATAGAGTACTTGAGAAACTTGCCGCTAGATGTCCGTAACAGAATGGATTTATCAGATTTAGATGCAAAAGAAGAAAAATTTATCTCTATTCTTAACGGCACATTCTCCCAATAGATTTTGCCCACTTTGCTACAATGTAGTTAATGACTACTTTAAATGCTTTTTTAACATCTTTTAACGCTAAATATGGTATTGGGGATAAACTCTCGATGGCGCGCAGCCTGCTGCAGGATAACGTCAATATAGGTGAGGCGGTTGTGAATGTCTTATCCTCAACAGGTATTGCCGGTTTTAAATTCCACGTACCGGAATCTGAACAGGTTAATATGGAGAGTGATATAACAGACCATTACACTGACTCAAATTCTGTTATACAAGACCATATTGCGAGACGTCCGATAACTTTAACGTTTAGCGGGTATCAGGGTGAATATTTTTACAGTGTTAACGAGATTGAGGATGCTCTGGCGAATGTTACGCCAGTATTGTCTCTGGTTAAACAGTTTGTGCCTAAACTAAGCGCTGCCACTATACAGGCTAAGCAGGGCTGGTTAAATTATCAAAATACAATCAATACGGGTGGGGGAATAGGTGAGAACCAAAACATAGACCCTTTAAAGACCTTGACGGAGAATACAACGCTCGCAAACAAAGCCGGTGTTTTATGGAACTCTCTTAACGGTGTGGATTTATTCAAGCTCTTTCAGGATTTATACAAACTTAAATCCGCACAAACAAGGGCATTTTTGTTTTTTGAAGCATTGTGGAAATCGGAAGCTGTCTTCACGGTTGAGACCACCTGGAAACGGTACGATAATATGATGATTCAAAAAGTGCTGCCTATTCGTGAAAGTAATGCCGATATAACAAGTTTTACGGTTACATTTAAACAGATGAATTTTGCACAGACAAGATTTGAGAGCCTGAACAATGCGGCAGGCAGAACCCGAAGCCAGCTTGCGAAACAGGTTAATAAAGGTATCAGTAAAGGTTCGGAGGCGCAGGCGGTATAATGTACGAGTTAAACGAACTGGGAGTAGAACCTAACCAGAAAATAGAAAAGATTTTAGATGACGGCTCAACCGTGACGCTTGAATTTGAGTACAAAGAAAATCAACTGGGCTGGTTTTTCGGGGTAAAATGGGGCGATTATGATTACAAAAACATAAGGTTAACAACCAGCTACAACATTTTACGAGCTTACCGGAATTATTTACCGTTCGGTTTAAGGTGTGATACTCAGGATGATGAAGAGCCAATGTTTTTAACCGATTTTGCTACAAAATATGCAACGGTATATTTGTTAACCCGTGAGGATGTCCAAACCATAGAGGGGAATTATTATGTTAAAACTCCAACGGAATTACAGAGCTGAATTTGAAATCGGCGAGCGACACGGTCTGGACTTAATCCCCCGGGATAAGCTAACTGTAAGTTATCCGTTTAGCTGCCAGTTCCATATCTCTTCGGGTACATACCAGACACAGAATCAGGGAGTATTCCAGCTTGTAAACCTGAACAGAAACGATCAGGCACGGTTATGGCTTGATATGTGGAACTTTGGCAAAAAGTATATTTATATGAAGTTTTACGCCGGTTACGGTGAAAATATGCCGCTCGTTTTTTCCGGATATATTCAGAATTGCACCTCCGAAAAACAGGGAGGGAGCACCGAGTTTATAACGGAAATATTAGCTTCTGCGAGTACCGAGTTTTATGAATACGGTTTTCTTAATGCGACTTTTACCAAAGGCACTACTCTAAAAGACATTTTAGGACTTGCGACAAGCGGAAGCGGTAAAATATCCGTTGGCTATATTACTCCGGACATAGAGCCGTTACCCCGCAATAAAACCTTTATAGGACAGACTCTTGATCTTCTGGGGCGTGAGTATGGCGGGTATAATATTTTTGTTGATAATGATGAGATTAACATACTGGGTGATAAGGATTTAATCCCCGGAGAAGTTCTGGTTATATCTGATGAAAGCGGATTATTAGGCAGCCCCAGACGTGCGAATGCTTATGTCGAGTGTGATATGCTTTTTGAGCCCCAGATTAGGGCGGGGCAGGGGGTTACACTTTTAAGCTATTCACAAACGTGGCTAAACCAATCTTACAGGGTTGTAAAGATTGAACATAAAGGTGTAATAAGTCCGGTTGTTAGCGGGAAATTAATAACCTCTCTTACTCTTTCAATCCTGCCCGGGGATGCCAGAACACTCACCAAAGCGACTCAAACAGTTCAGAGCGGGGGCGCAACAAGCGGACAGTGGCAGAAGCCGGTACAAGGCAGAGTCTCAAGCCCATTCGGAAGACGTACCGCTCCGATAAGCGGAGCAAGTACAAACCATTCGGGAATGGATATTGCGGCCAATATGAACACGCCCGTTAATGCTCCGGCTAACGGTAAAGTTATTACTACTGGCTGGATAAAGGGTTACGGGAAAACAATAATTATCGACCACGGTGTTATAAACGGCAAAAAAGTGACAAGCCTGTACGGACATTTAAACAACTGGCTTGTTAATCCGGGGCAGAATGTGTACACCGGAAATCAAATCGGACTTGTAGGGAGTACCGGAAACTCTACCGGCCCGCATTTACATTTTGAGGTAAGAGAAGACGGAACTGCGGTTAATCCGACCAAATATATAGGGAATTATTAATATGACAGCAAAAATAAAACAGGTTGAAAAATCACAAATAAATTTTAACGGGGTTATGGCATTAGCTCAAAATGCGGTAATGTCACGCCTCAATTGTCATAATATCGGGAAAATTCTTGAATTTGACCCCGCAACCCAGCGATGTACAGTACAATTAATGCAGGTCAAGCTATTCAATGAGCAGAATATAACGCCTGTTCCGATAACAGATATACCGCTCATAATATTAGGTGCTGGAAATGCCCATATTACAATGCCAGACCCTGTGGGAACAATCTGCCTTCTGCTATTTATGGACAGGAATATAGATGCGTTTCTGGAAACTGGAGAATTATACGCACCGGACACGACCAGAATGCACGATTTTACTGACTGTGTAGCCCTGACTACTTTTACTACTCTTGCGAATCCGATGGTGGATTATGACACAGAAGCTATAACACTTATTCACCAAAAAATCATAGAAGAAGTTAAGAAGCAATCCTATATAAAGATTTATCCTGATAGAATAGAATTAAAAAATATTCAAGGCGAGGCAGCTCAGGGCTTGATTAGCATAGGTGAAAAGATAAATATAGGTAATAACACTCAAAATCTTGCCAATTTAATTCAAGCGTTTTTAACGGCATGTGAGAATATAGCAGTAGTTACAAATACAGGAGTCCTGACACCTGCGGCGAAACAGGCGTTTACTGATTTAAAATCACAGTTTGAGGAGTTACTACAATGACATTTAGAAATCTAGACGCAAACCACGATTGGACTTTTGGCTCAGGTAGGAGTAATTATGTATCAGAAAATCAAGAAATCGCCCTAAACCTAAAAACCCGCATACTGTCGTTTCTCGGGGATTGCTTTTTTGCAACTAATGAGGGTATAGACTGGTTTAATTTGCTTGATTATCACTACCAGGACAGGCTGGAGAATGCCGTTCAGGAGGTAATTAAGAATACGGACGGTGTAACAGGTATTAACAGCGTGGATTTAATTGTGAATGCAGATAGGCAGATTAGAATCACATACGATGTACAGACAATTTATTTTCAATCTTATAAGGGTGAAGTAACGCCGATTAGACAATAGGCTTTTATTATGATATGTTTGATATGCAGGGTAGAGTAATACCATTACTTCCGCTTAGCCGCAAAATTAATGAAGAAATTTTGCTAAGAAAGGAGGTAAGCGATGGAAAGAATAATAAAAGCCGCCATCACTGCATTGATAGCGGCTTTACAAATTATTTTGATTTTCCTGTAGGGTATGAAGAAACCGCAATTGCACTGCGGTTACCCTGCTTTTTTATTATTTACTATTTTTATTGTTTTGTCAAGGGAATTTCAGGCTCTTTGTTATGCTGGATATAGATTATCTATCAACCAGCAAAGGAGCGCCTTATGGCACAAAACTATATCGGGATTAGCGGGCTTGTTACGCAATCTCTGGAAGAAATACGCCAGGACTTAATCACTAAATTTAAAGGCGTATACGGTCAGGCCATCAATATTGAACAAAACAGTCCGGACGGGCAGTGGATTAATATTTTAGCGCAGGAAAAAAAAGACATTTTAGACCTGTTTACCCAGTTTTATAACAATCTTGATCCGGATAGAGTTATAGGTATTCCGCAGCAGATTTTGTATAAGCTTAACGGCTTGATAATAAAAGCGTATACATACAGCTACACTTATGTTAATGTCACGATTAACGAATCAACCAGCCTGCAGGGGCTTGATACCAATATTGAGAGTGCTGACGGTACGGGTTATACCGTAAGAGATACAAATGGAAACCGATGGATACTGGCAGCATCAACGGAGCTCGAACCCGGTGTACATTCACTCAATTTCAGGGCTGCCGATTTAGGAAGTATTACGGCATTACCTAATACAATCAATGTAATGGAAACGGTTGTAAGGGGTGTTTCTTCCGTCAATAATCCTGCGGGAAATTATATTACAGGCTCAACCGGAGAGACTTCCGCCCAGTTCAGATTGAGAAGGAATCAGGCTATGGCAGTACCTTCTCAAGGTTTTGATGAAAGCACGGAGTCACAAATGCTCAATCTTACCAATGTCACCCAGTGCAAAGTATATGACAACCGGACTGATTCCGTTGTTAACGGTATTCCGGCGCACGGTATCTGGGTTATCGTACAGGGCGGCCAGCCTGAGGATATCGGAAGAGTTATTTATAACAACCTGCCGCCGGGTATTCCGATGAAGGGTGAGCAGTCGGTTTTGGTGCAAAAGACTAACGGCGATGTGGTAGAAGTCTTATACGACGTTCCGGCTGCGGTAAATCTGTATGTAAGAGCTACTATTAAAAATTTTACGACAACTAATTTAGATGAAAACTATATCAAAGAGCAGCTTGCACTTACAGAGTATCAAATCCATGAAAGAGCAGAGAGTTCAACGCTTCTGGGTACGATAAAAGAAACAATCGGAGATGCCGGCACTCCGTATAATGTTGAGATATCTGCAGATAATTCAAACTGGGTAGAGTATGCAACACCTGAGGGGCTGGATGAATTCTTTGTAATAACAACAGCTAATATAACGTTAACAATTGTTTAGGAGCAGCAAATATGCCTGACTACACACAGGATATACAGGACGTTAAAACCTATTATGCGGATTTATTAATTCTCCAGTACCGGAATAAACCGAAGGCACGGGAGACAATCAAGATAGGCGCAGATATTTACCTCGGAGACGGGGTAATATTTCAGCTGCAGGATATTCTCGATATCGACAAGGCGGAAGGTGCACAGCTTGATATTATCGGAAAAATCCTTGACTGCCCGCGGGTTGTTCAAGGTATTTATAACGATATGATTTTTTTCCAGTTCTATGACGGAGAGGATTCTGTGGGATTTTCCACAGTGGGGAAACCGCAGGGCGGGAATTTCAGGACAATACAGAATTACAACCAGAGTGAATATTCGCTTCCGGATAACGATTACCGCTTCCTGCTCAAATTCAAATCTGCAGTAAATGTTATGCGGGGCTCTGAACGCGGGATTGATGAAGCGTTATGGAATGTTTTTCAGGGAGATGTTTTATTAAAGAATAACCATAATTTAACCATTACTTATATTGTATCAGCTGAGCGCACACTGGCGGCGTTAGCAGCAAAACAATTAGGGTATTACAGAGCCCCCGAAGGTATCGGTGCAAATTATGTACTTAGAGTGCCTTCTCCTTCTCAAATTTTCGGATTCAACCGTAAAGGTATAATGAATAAGACGGTTGTCGGTTTTTCAACCAAAGACAAACGTCAAACCGGTACGTGGCTGACAAAAGAGAACCTTATCTCGCTTGTGACGCCCGAGGGATAAAAATAAACAAGTAAGTATCAACCAAAGGAGCAATAAATGCCTAAACTTGACCGTGTAACACAGAAAGTTTTTGCGAATCAGTCAGGAAGTCTGGAAGTAACTGCATTTGGTACAGCAAAAGACCAGACACCTGTTTATACAAAAGATTTAACACAGATACAAAATACTAACTTTTTAAATGGATGGCAGAGCGCAGTCTTATCCGATAAGTCCCCCTGGGAGGAGGATATGAATGCGCTTTTCTTTGCGGTAACAACTCAGCTTGCGTATTTATTTCAGCAGGGTATTCCTGAATATGATGCCGGCACGACTTATTATATCGGCTCACTAGCTAAGGTTACTAACAACCAGGGCTATGTAACCGTGTATAAATCTTTAACTAATGATAATACCGGTAATGCGGTTACTAATGATGCTTATTGGCGCGTATTCCAGTCAGACGGGAGCCTGCAGCTTGCAAATTATGAGATAGGGCTTCCGCAGCCTACACTTAGTAACACGCTTTTTCCGAACGAAATTTGGCTTGATGGTCAAACTGTATCAAGGACTACTTATGCCTCCCTATTCAATATTTATGGTACAACATACGGCGCTGGTGATGGCAGTACAACGTTTGTATTGCCTAATTTTAAAGATAGGGTTTTCTGGGGAAGTAATACATTTGGTTATATAGAGGCTGGGTTGCCAAATATTTTAGGGGAATGGACTGCCACAACAGAATCCAGTCAGGCACCTTTGAATCCTACAGGAGCCTTTTATGTAATAAGTGAATACGGGGATGGGGTTAATGGTACAAAAGGACGGTTTTATCGTGTAGGTTTTGATGCATCACGTTCAAATGGGGTTTTTGGCAAGTCAAACACTGTACAGTCACCAGGTATAGGATGCCGGGTTAAAACAAGATGGTATTAAGGGGAAGAAATGACAAAGATAGAGCGCAAAACACAAAAGATTTTTGCAGGGAATGCTGATACTGATGAACTTGCAGTATTTGGAAGTATGATAAGCGGCACCCCTGTTTATAATGATGATATAGAAGCATTACAGTCAGAAGCTTATACAGAGGGTTGGAAAGCTGCTGTTGCTGCAAACGAAGCGCCGTTTATGGAAGAAATGAACGCTGTCCAATATGGTTTTTCTAAACAGCTTGCTTACCTCTTTCAGCAGGGTATAGCTGAATGGGACGCGGGTACAACTTATTATCTGAACTCTTTTTGTCAGGTGGACGGTGTTATTTATAAATCAATGCAGGATGAAAACATCAACCATTCACCGGCTGACGATACAGAGGATACATACTGGTCACCGCTTAAGACAGGGGGCGGGGGCGGCGGCAGCTCTGGTCTTAAGGTAGGGGATATCGGTATGTCCTTGTATATCGATGAAACGAAAGGCTTGCGCAGATGGCTTAACGGTCAGATAGTAGCGATTAATCAGAATACCCAAGGTTTCTTGACAAGGTTAAAGAAAATTGTTGCGCTTTATCCTTCTTTGCTTACAACCGAGGAGAACTGGCAGGCAGCTAAAAAGCTTAGCGCATTCGGTCAGGTCGGCAAGTTTGTATTTAATTATGCAGAGGATGGGGAAACTGTTGAAAGTGTAAGACTTCCAGCTGTGGTTAATGTTCAGGGGTTACTGGATTTGCAAAATCTGGGTATGACTGTTCAAGCTGGATTGCCGAATATTGAAGGGACGGTTTATTATGGACATGGCTACTTGACTGACGCATATGGCGCATTTTATAGGGGTAGTCCAGGAAGCTTGCCAAGAACCACAGACGGCAGAGTTGAAACAGACTATAATCTTATTTTCGATACTTCTCGTTCTAACCCAATCTACGGCGCCACTGACACTGTACAGGAAGAAGCCATTCAGTACCCTTACTACATCCAGATAGCCACAGGGCAGGAAACAGAGGTCAATATCACAAATGAGATTGAGCTGAATAACCCATTCTTTTTTGGAATGAGCAACTATTTTAAATTTAAGCCCAATAGCTTATCGTGGTTAAAAGCTGCTGGTTACGATGAGCCAAAAGCAGCTCATCCTGACTATTACAACTGGATTTTAGAAAATGTTAATAAAGGGGTAAAAGGGTTTAAAGGTCAAGAAGGCTATTGTTTTATAGCTACTGATTCATCTGGTTATTATTGGTGGGTTTCTACTGAAAGTCCAGTAGTGGGTGCATCAGTATATAGGTATGATACTGGCGTAAATTCAATGTTTTTTGATGGTACAGTCGAAACATTAACCTCAAATGGATTTACTTTTACTTCAATTTTTGAAGGCCCGTCTTACACAGTAACAAGAGATTCAAGTAAGGATACAAGTATATTACACCCTACAGCATGGATTACAGATTACGACTTTGTAATTAATACCTCTGATGAAACCTTTAAGCTGCCGTTGAAAAATGACACAGAAGGAATGTTTGGAGGCGGTGCTGGTGTTGTTCCTTCTGGATGGGCTCTCTACTACTACGTCGGTGAAACTGTCCAGAATGCTAACCTGATTGACGCAGGAAGGATGCAAGAACAGATAACTAATATCAATGCGAATATCAATGCGCCATCGCGCGGTTATCTCGTGCAAAGCTATGTTAACGGTACGAGCGGTTATAGGGTATACTCTGATGGCTGGTGTGAGCAATGGGGAAGGATAACCGTAGGGCTAGATTCATCTGTAAGTGTTACATTTCTAAAGCCCTTTATGAATGCATCATATTATGCTAACTGGATTTCTTGCAGCGGTCAAACTCTGGGTGGTGAAGGTACTAGAGCATGTGATTTTTTAACGACTACATCAATGAGAATTTATAACGGTCAAGATTGCGTAATGCTTGCAAATTGGTATGCATGCGGATATTAAAATTTTGAATTAAGGAGAGGATAAAATGTCATACAAATTAGAACAACCATATACTGATAAGCAACGTGCAGACTTTATAGTTCTGCACAACCATCAAAACGGAAGAAAAATTGAGGAAGGTGTAAATGGAGAGTTATTTGCCTTAGAGCCATACGAAAAACTTGTTGACGGTGAGGTTATAGATAACACACAAGAATATGAGCAAGAGCAGGCACGTAAAGAAGCCGAACGTATTGCAAAGCTTAACCTTACTGCTGCCGATGTAGAAAGAGCTATATACAAAGCTAAAGGGATAGATTTTGAGGACATTATAGCGCAGCTTGAAGCTATGCCGCTGGCAGAAGGTCAAGAGCCGCTTGTAGATATCAAGGCTTTAAAAATTGAACTCAAGGCTAATAACTTCTACCGCGGTAATCCGTATATTAACACTATAGGGCAGTTTCTGGGGTTGTCAACTAGTCAATTGGATAGTTTTTTTGAGACTAATGACTACAGGTATTTAACCACAGTAACCTTGACCGTTAACCCGACACCGTCAGACGCAACAGTCACAATCAACGGTGAGGTGAAAAGCACTGTTACCGTACCTTACGGAACTGCCGTGGAATACTCGGTAGTTGCAGAAGGGTATTTGACTCAATCCGGCATGGCAGAACTAACAGAAAATACAACGCTGGATATTGAGCTGGTGGAAGAACCTGTAGAAGAAGAAAACGTTAATAACGAGGTGGAAGATGAAAATACAACCGACAACTCAGACATTTCAGATGAAGTGGACACAGCGACTGATACAGCAGAAAAAGCTGACGCAGATAACGCTGGATAATGGCAGTAAATTATTAGTCCGTGAAACACCGGATTATAAACTTCAATCCCTGTATGACAAAGCGGGTGAATGGCTAAGATCTAAGCTTAGCTATTATAAAGGAAAGCAGATAATTAAAACGCTGACAAGCGAGAATGGAGGCTATGATGGATGACAAAATGAAAGAAGCATTAGTAGAATGCTGTAAAAAACACGGTGAAATTTTAACCGAGGGCGTTGTCGAGTTCGCGTATGACCTTGTGAACGTTGCAATCGAAACAAGCACTAATAAAATAGATGATGCCTTTTTACCAGTAATTAACGCTACAAAACCAATCGTATTGTCCTATGTAGATAAAATTGACGAGGAAGTAGCATAGTATGGCTTTTGATGTACCAAAGGCAATTGAGAAGCTTGCGGAAGCCGTAAAGAACGGTTTCCGCTATGCAGAAGAGGCGAAAGAACATCAATCAGAAACAGAGATTTTAAAAGAACTTAAAAGGGAACGTAAGGGGATAGATGCAGCTGAAAACCTTATTATCATGATGTACCCTTGTTTTACCCCTGCTAATGACGAAGAAGAACGCAAATTCGCTAAACTTCTGAAAATATTTCTGGAGAATAACTAGATGTTTGTTAATTATAATTTTGAACACGAACTGGAATTTAATTATATTAACCGGAAAACTCCGTTTACAGTAAGGCGTAGTGCTCCTGTAAGAGTTGCTGTCGGTAAGAAAACCTTCTGGTTAATGATACCTGGCGGTTTTACTTCTGACGGATGCAGTATACCAAAACTATTGCGTTTCTTCTTCGGATGCCCGCACACACCTCAATATATACCTGCAAGCATAATACACGATTACATTTTAGCTAATCCTAAAACAGTAAATTACAATCGTAATCTTGCTAGTCTAATATTCTTTCATGCTTTATTGAATGAAGAAGTAACGCCTTTAAAAGCTGTTTTGATGTATCTTGCAGTTGATATATGGCAGGCTGTAAAAAATATTTGGACGGAGAAATGGGTATGACAGAAGAAAGACCGGTACTGGCGCAGGAATGCTATGAGCACCACATGTTATTAAAAGGTCAGCTTGACAGAATTAATAAATTTCTTTTCGGCGACCCAGATCATCCGGATGACTTATCCGTAACCGCAAAAGTAAACCTTATGTTTAATGTGCTTCTGGAAATCAAGCGCTGGGCCATCGGGGCGGTGTTTACCTTTGCAGGCTGTCTTATTTTTCTCGGAAGCCACTTTGCAAAAATGGATAACATCGCCGGAAAACTTGACTCACACATAAGACAGACTGATATCGCAATAGAAAGCATCGAAAAACGTGTAATCACGTTGGAAGATTTTGTATACAAAAGGAGTAGACAATGACAGTGAAGTATATAATCGGACATTGGACGGGGTCTAGCTACAAGCCAAATACAATAGATTTAAACAGTTATCAATTACTTATAGACGATAAAGGTATAAAGCATATCGGTAAAGCTATAGGGCAGGCAGCATCAACAGGCGGTATGAACTCAATTACATATAATATCTCTTGCTGCGGTGGCTCAACTTCTACTCCCATAAAAAAGCCGCAAATAGAAGCTTTTTACAAAGCTTGCGCTGAAAAAATAAAAGAATACAGACTAAATATATCTGACTTTTATACGCACGCAGAAATAGGCGAAATGTGCAGGAATTATAAAACAAAAAACGCTGGAGAAAGTTTAGCTTATGCCGACTGTGCAGGAGAATTAATAACTAAACTTCTTCCATGGAATAATTATCTAAACCAAAATATAAGCAAGGTAGATTTGCGGAATCTCCCGGACATTCAAGGTACAGCAAAACAAACAGGAGATTTTCTCAGGAATAAAATCAAATGGTATTATGAAAGATATTAATCTTAATTTTTCACCTTTCTCTCTCTTATTTTACACTATCAAGCCTCGCAATGCGAAGCTTTTTTTTGAATATTTTATAAAATTTTATCGTGTTTTATTTTATGCTCACATTTTTCGAAAATTGCTTCAAATTTATCTATCCCATTTTCAATCATTGATTTATTAGTTTTTGCATAATTTCTCCTATGCAACCTCAATAGCTTTAATCTTTTCAGAATAAAGCCATTTGAAAAATCTAAACTTATTCTAGCGATAATGTTCTTTTTTATTTTGTTTGGACTCATAAAGCCCCTTGTACATACCGGAGCTTATTTGTTTACGCAAATAAGCGGAAGAAGTAATATTTAATTCTTTTACCACATCATCGTTATCGAGATATATTTTATTTTCGTATTGTTTTAATTTATCTAGTAATTCTTTCCTAATTTCTTCTTCAAATATTGTATCTATATTCATTTCTTACCTCCAAATTTCTTCATGAACTTCATGAAGTTTTTTTAACTTATGTAACAAAAATTCCCTCGAAACTGAGGGAATTCCTTTCTATGCTTTAGGAGCAGTTATCTGCTCCAAGGACTACGTCTAGTGTAGTTATGTTTTTGTATTTAAACCCGCCATTGCTCTATTCTTATCAGCTTTGCAGGTTCAAACTTAACCCATTCTTTTTTTAGTTCGTCGGTTTTGATTAAAATAATATTTTGCTCAAAATCTATCTGGCATACTGGGCAGAGCTTGCCGTGGTATAGGTATTTAGGTGTGTTCATTCTCTAACCCCTTATTACTTAATATTGCATTTCCGCAGGTTATTCGGCTTGTATCTTCTTCAATGCTTGGTATAAAAACTAAAACATCAAAGCCTACATTTTTGAGGTTGTTTTCTATTTCTCTATATGGAGAGTAATCAAAATAACCGTTACTTGTTACAATATTATTTTCCTTGCAGGCATTGGTTAAATGTATCGGAGTTATTTTTACCATAAATTTTTCAGGGTTAAATAAATCACGTAACTTTTCAGCATTCACTTCAAATTCATCACCTATTGCAAAATTTAAAGTATACTTTCTACCCTTCGGCAGATCAAGCATTTTCCCAATTTTTGATATTTCTTCTAAATCCAAAGAGTTACCGGAAAATAATTCTTCTCTTAGCTTGTCATTTGTGGTATTAATACTAAATTGTAGTCCTGCGTCACCTTTAAATAAATCATTTTTTATATCTACCCAGCTATTTAAATATTCATTAAGGAATTTATTATTTTTCGGTAACATTGTAGATATAACTGGATGCACAAGGCTTCTACCAATATAAGGGCATATTATCTTTCTTACGTCTTTTGTAAAAATTAAAACATTATCATTCCATGTAGGTTCACCCATTCTGGCATAGTGAATATTCAGCCTTTTAGTAGTTTTTACTTCTGGATGTAAAGATAATGCAGATATTATCTGATTTTTTAAATCATCGTAAGTTGCATTCAAGCCCTTACCCACTTTAGGAACATCACAAAATTTACAGTTCATTGAGCATCCGTATTGAGTTGAAACAGTAACAACCCATTTTTCTTCTAACGGCAATAAGTCACCGTGTGGTACTTGGTTTATTTCTTTTGTATAACCTAAAAAGTCAGCTTTAATATTTTTTGCTTTGCCATAATCTTGCAATGATACAAATTCAAGTTTACCCTTTTCTGCTTGCATAATACATATATTGCCTGTAGGGACTTTTATGTTTTTTAAAATTTTATTCATACTCTTATCTCTTTAATTTTATTAATTCTTTACACATTACAGGGTCATTAGTCCATATACATTGTGGATAATCCTTTAATGCGATAATTCTAGGTACTGTTAACAAAAACAGAATTAAAATGACAATTATTGATGCTATTAGTTCACTTTTCATACTCCCACTCCTCCGCTCTGATGGCTTGCTTGATATCTCCCTCGTCATCAAGCTCGCATATTTGAATTGCAAAACGCAAAAATACTTCTTCTAAGCTATCACCGAATATTTTAAAAGTGAAATTTTCATCATCCCAACAAAAACGAATTTGTAATTTTGTAGGATAATCAAATAGCTGAATATCAAAGCCCATGCCGATTTCAATGAGAAGCTTTTGCAATTTTACAAAATTTTCAGCCTGCTCAAAGTCAGGGTAGACTTTTCTAAATGCCAGTTCATAATCGAAAGTTATAGGCTCAATCCCGCAAATCTTGCACAGTTCTTTTGATAGGTTAGTCATCGGTAACTCCTTTCTAGAAACTCTTTACAAGTATTCCATAACCTTGTGAAAAATTTCTTAGGTAATTCTTGTTCATGCCATTCTTGTAATTTATCTGGAAGCACTTCAAACAAAAAGGTTGCAAATACACCTGCTAAAAACATTCCAGATAGTACCAAGAAAAGCGCATACATCAACATACAGAAAATCTCTGTTAATTCAGTTATTTTAATTATCATTCTTCCCCCTTTGCCTTGCTGATGATGCCGAGGAGTTTACTAGCTTTAGCATCTGAATTTTCATAGCAGTCTTTTTCCGTTATATCTTTGGCGACTTCCTCAATCTCCTCAAGAGCCTTAAGGTAGCGGGCGCTATCTTCACATATTGACTTTTTCCATTCCTCAAATGTGTAGATGAAACGGTCAAACCAATTTTCGCAATCGACATCGAACATCTGATTTTTTACATAATTTTTAATTTTATCAACACTCTTTTTCAGCTCCTCGTTTTCTTTTGAAAATTTTAACCATTCGTTTTGATGATACAAGCGTGCTTGTATTTCACAAGCAAAATTATCTTCCGCAATAGTTGCCCTCTTTTTTAACTCCTCGCATTCCTGCTCTTTGGATTGGTATTGTTTTTCAACTTCTTTTAGCAAATCAATAATAATTTTTCCGCTACCTTCTTCCGTTGAAATACCATAGACAAGAAATAATCCAGCTAAAGCTCCGTAAAGTTTATCCATTATCTGTTCTTTATCTGTCATACACCCACTCTGCCTCTCTGATTGATTGTTTGATTTGTTCTAAAAGTTTTGGTTTGCAAGGATTTCTTAAGTCTTGTTTTAATAGAGTATTTAAAAAATTATGTTGAATATTGCCCTTGTCCGCTTCAAAAATATCTTTAAAATAATAGTGGATAGAACATCCAAAATAACTGCCATTGTGGCAGAAAGAAACCCCCGATTTTTTAGATACAATTTCTAAGAGTTTCACAAAATTTTCCGCCTGCTCAAAGTCTGGATATATCTCATACTCGTTTGAGTCGTAATCTTCAATTATTTCCGGTTCAATCCCGCAAATCTCGCATAGTTGTCTTGAAAGCTCGCTTTTAACGGGTGCGCTTACGCTTTTACCCTCAGCTCGCTTTCGCTCTTTTGATAGGTTAGTCATTTTATTACCTCAATTCTTTCTTAATTCTACTTTTCCTCTAGATATGTCTTTTAGTAAATTATCAATTTGATGATATGCGTTCTTATATGTTTCATATAGTGCTTTATAACGTCTGTAATCTCGTTCTTTTATAAGTTTATTCTCCCTAACTTTTTTAAAAAAAATACTCATTTTATATGAATAATCCGTTCTTAAAGCGTCAAGGTCACTGATTAAACATCCTTTACTCATTTCCTTCTCCTTTCGCTTTGATGATGATGTCTTTGACTATTTTGCTCACGATAATACAATCGTAAATTTCAATACAATTTGAAACTCTTTTATCAAGTTCATCAAATAATTGCTCGTATTTCTCACATTCAGCAATCTTATTTTTTAAATGTTTTAAATCTTTTTCATAATCTTCTGCTATACGATTATAGCTAATACAACGATTATTATTACTTTTAGGGTCAAAACAATTACATTTTATTCTTTCTTTTAGCTCCTCGCATTCTTGCTCTTTACGTTTGAGTTGGTCTAAAGCCCAATCCAATTTATATGAACAAGAGTCTCCCTCGCAAGGAGTGTACCAACCACAATAACCCTCACGATGTTTAGAATAAGCTTCACACACGCTCACATCCACGCCATCAATCATTATTGGTTCTTTATCCATTTATAATACCTTTCATAAAAACTAGAAAAAATGTGTTATTATTTTTGTGAAAAATTATTGGCCGAGTTTTTATGACATCAAGAATTTGTTTAAGAGTTATATCTCTTGTTGCCCATTTGAATATCAAAGTGCCTCTAGGTTTTAACACTCGCATACATTCATTAAATCCTTTTTTAATATCGGCCGGCCACGTTTCGTTTAGCTTGCCATATTTTTTGCAAAGCCAACTGTTTTGACCAACTTTCAACAAATGTGGCGGGTCAAATATAACTAATGAAAAGGTATTATCATCAAAAGGCATATCCCTAAAATCCGCTACAATATCAGGGTGAATTTTTAATTGTCGGCCATCACATAATACATCTTCGAAAACTCTGTGATCCATAAAGACAACTTTTTTATTATTTTTGTCAAAATGGAACATACGGGAGCCACAACAAGCGTCTAATATTATCTGTTCTTTATCTGTCATTGATATATTCCCTCATAGTTATATTTTGTATATTTAACTTCTTTTAGTAGTGTGTAGGATAAATTGTGATATCCATATTCTTTAAGTAGATTTATAAGCTTAATATAATTTGTATCCGCTTCTGTACTCACTTCTTTTCTGCAAAGATTTGCATATGTGCATAAAAGCTGAAACTGTTTATCAATTAAAAGTTTTAGTGTGCTGTTTGATACTTGCAATATGTTGATTTTATCGTTCTGTCGGGCTATTTCTTCTAAAAGCTGCTTTATAAGCCTGAATGAAGCTTTGTTTTTATCTGTCATTCTTCCCACTCCTCCTCAACTTGTAAGATCTCCTTTACTCGCTGGTGCTCAAGCTCATCTTTAAGCTTTCTGTTCTTTTCCTGTTGATATTTAAGAACGGCCCTCAGTCTTAAGACAGGATAGTTTCTTCTGTCATTTCCATAGTTTGATAATCCGTATTTCCCGTATATACTAATAATATGGGTTTTTAGCGTAGCGAGTGAAATACAAAGAATATCACATATCTCACAGTTATTTAACCCTTTAGCCATAAGCTCTATGACTCCTTTTTCTCTTGGCGTCAGTGTTTCACGGTAAGACTGGTATACTTTTTGATACTCAAGCTTGTGATAAAACAAAAAACTCCGTATTATTTCCTCTTTTACTCCCATATTTTGAGATAACTCTTTAACCGTTAGGTTTTGACTATTATCGCGGATATATTTTTTATCATCTTCGGTTAATATGTTTCTTAATCCGTTTCCCATATTTGCTCTCCTCTAAGGTTTAAGTTTTTCTTTCAATATCTTGAAAAATTCTTGTGCCTTTTGGTCGTCTTCTTTAGTTATTTCCGGTAATTCAAGCGCTTTAAAATCCTCATATGCGATGCTGCGTTGTTCTTTTCCATTTTTCACCATATGTTTGAATTTCTCTGGATTTCTACGTCTATAGTTGTAGTAACTTCTCAGTCGTTCAAAATGTGCATTTGGAAGTTCTGCAGTGTAAGGTCGCTCTTTCCCTACCTCAATCTTGCTTGAGAATGAATTTATAAGCTCATTTAGCAGTTTTTCACTAGCACACATAGAAAGTAATTTTTCGTATTGTCTTTTTGTTAAACAAACATTCTGATAATCACCATAAATTTTCAAAATGTCATCGTTATTAGAAGTTAGAATTTGTTTACTTAGTGTAGTAGTATCTTTATCCTTATCTTTAACCTTATCCTTATCCAGTACCCTTAGGCAAGGGTTACCTAACCCTTCACTAACCCTTAACAAATTATTCTTTTTTAAGCTGGCTATAATGCCCTTATGAACATTGTTTGAAGGGTTAAGCAAGGGTATAGAGGTATTGTATTGAAATTTTATAAAGTCCTCAATAAAAATTTTATTTTTTGATATAAATTTGACTTGTTTAATTGCCTCAAAATCTTCTTTTTTTATTTCTTCTTGAAAACAATTTTTTAAAACCCTGTGAGAAATTTCATAAATTCCCGCACAATCGCAATTATCAAACAGAAATTTTACAAGAAGTTTTTGTTTATCCGTTAAATCCAAAAACCAATCTTTTTGCCATATATTTGAGTCTGCTAAGCGTTTAACCATGCCAACTACCTCTTATATACTCCTGTGCATTCAAAAAAGATTGTTGTACAGGTTGTGGCGCAGTACCTTCATAAATTTTCTGTAATGCTTTTTGAACTCCATACATTAAAGCTTGTTCTTTTAACATTTCATCATTTGTCATTTTTCCTGCGTTTACTCTGCTCGGATAGACTGCATAACGCATTTTAACCTCGCGCTTTACACAGTCTATCATCTGTTTTAATAGTTTAAAGTCTATCTGTTTTTCTTCCATATTGCGCCTCATTAAAATGGTATTTCTTCCTCGTTTATAGAATTATTGTCTTCTTTTTTTATTGGTACAAAGCTGTCTAAGACCCATTTGGGCGATTTATCATTCTTCGGGTTGGGATTTTGCTTAAAGCATAGAAGTTTAGTACCATCAATAACTATCGGAGTTATATCTTTATTGGGCGTTATAATAAAATATGTGTTTCCGTTTTTGTCTGTCTTGCTTCCGTTAAAATCTAATCCAATTGTTGTCATTATATTTTCCCTCCTAAAATTTCTTTTTTGTGCTCACTGCATAGTGTCTTAAACTCTTCTATAGAGTTAACTTTATTTTTGTAATAGTTATAATGCTTAACCAGCCCTTCAAGAGTTTTATATTCAGCGATTAAGGCAAATATTTCCTCTTCATCTTCTGTCAGCTTAACTTCTTCAATAGCTTCTCCGTTGTTAAGCCATTCTAATAACTTTATTCCTGTTTCTTCTGTTATTACTGCATCTTCATTTTCAAATAGGCTTGTGCGGTCTTTAGAAACGCTCGCGATATGGTTTTGATTAAGTCGGAATATTGTCGTAAATTCAAATTCTAAACCTTCTCTCTGCTCAGTTTTTGTTCCGACCTTTACAGGTTTTGTAGTGGCTTTTCCTTTAGAATTCAAACCCTCTTCCATAACATAATCCGATTTAGTTCTTGCGCAGCCTATGATATGAATATTAGAGGTTAAAATAGCGTTAATGAACTTCTGATGCCTTGGTGTAACTTTTTTCCAATCGTTAAAAGTCCCGCCTAGCTGTGCCTGAATATCCAGACACCCTCCTTGCCCGCTCCATTCGTGTGAAATACTGTCAATAACCAGTACTCCGTAATCACCACTTACAGAAGCTTCATTGATTGCTGCAATATATTTTTCGGGTGTAAAGGGCGGAGTCAGTTCTAACGTATCGAAATCAAATCTATCAGCATATAGGCTGGCAGAGCCAAACTCCGTATCTATGAATGCAACTTTTTTATCCAGACTATCTGCTAAAGTTTTAGCAATTATTAGTGCTGAGTATGTTTTGCCGCTTCCTGATGCACCTTCTAATAATAATCTAAGTTTTTGCTGTTTCTTGCTTGCTCGTTTAAACATTTGTAATATTCCTTTCTCTACTCAAACCACTGTGGTATTCTTGTACCGTGCCAGCAGTAATAAGGGTCTGGCTCATAGGCCTTTTCCCAATTACAATCAGGAGGTGAGGCAGTACAATTATATTTATATTCAGGCTTAGTGCCGTGTTTTAAATAATATGCAGTTTCCGCATCACATTCTTGATTTCCCAGCATCATAATGCACCGCGCCTTATCATTTCATAGCACTTGTTTAACTTACCTTCTTGCGTAATCTGTATTGCTTTTCTATGAGCTAGGTTCCACGCTCTTTTGTTCATAAACACAGGTATTTCGTCACCATCTGCATAAATCATAAGCATATGTTTAACTACTGCATCATACTTTTGTCTTTGTGTTGGTTTTTGTCTTTCGCTTATCACAATTGGAATACAGAGAAATAGACAAAATATAGTTAATATCCAAGCTTCAACCATAATAAAATCCTTTCAGGGGTTTAAAAAGCCGATGTAAAATGTATGTCGTGTAAATACACCGGCTAATAACTGTATTCATGGAATATAATCACGATTTAAAGAACTCTTTAAAAGTAGAAGAGCCGTATTGTCCCTCGGTAGCTTTTATTACTTCTTCTAATGTCATTTCTGGTTTATACTTCTCTTTGTTATTTTCTAAGAAATTATTAGTACCAAAACTGCAAGCGCCGGTGATTGTTCTGTATGCAATAACCCACCATTCAAGCGTATGTACTTCGTTTGGTTTAACATTCCTATACTTTTCTACATCTCTATCCGAGGTTTTAAATAACCAGTCATAATAAGCATGCTTAATTGTATTACCATGAGCGTAAACATCATTTTTAAAGAATATATATGCAGTTTTTAAACCTACTTTAACCTTTAAAATGCTACCTTTAGATGATAAAACTTCACAAAAAATGCCATCAATTTTTCTATATGTGCCATTTTTCCAACATAATTGTTTTTCAACCTCAAGCCTAAATTGACGCATAAAATCCTTATTAGGTTTATATACTTTTAGTGTTGTAATGCTAGTTCCTCTAAGGTCGAGGTATCCTCCAACAGTAAGGTTATCCGGTAGTGTTGTAATGCT